TACGAAGAACATCTATTGCAAAAGATGAAACGATGCCAATGTTAAATAGACATGTATCGTATTCAGGTGTTACAAAATATTCAAAAGATAATAGATACGATAGATTTACATTATTAGGTTCAAATATAAAACCAAAATATGAAATTTATAATATAACAATGCCAGAATATGTTGAGTTAAATTATGAGTGTATGGTTTGGACTAACTTTACAGAACAATTAAATTCAGTTATAGAACAATTAAATTATGCATCATCATATTGGGGAGATAAAGACCATTTTAAATTTAGAACATCCGTTTCAGACTATAATGTAATAAACGAAGTTGGAGAAGGTACTGAAAGAATTAATAGAGTCGAATTTACTTTGAATGTTAAAGCATATTTACTTCCTGAAAAAGTTGACGGAGAAAATACTATTAAAAAATCTATGTCAATTAAAAGAGTAGTAGTATCAACCGAAACCGATGTAACTGGAAATGGTAGATTAGAAGGTATGTTAACAACCCCATCACCATATTATGACAACAAAGATTTAATTGACTTTTTATCTTTAAATAATGATATGACGGGTTCAATAACAACACCAAACTCTGCATCCTTTAATAATGTAAAATTAATACAAGCACCTCCACAATTATCATCAGTAGTTACAGCAGGAATAACTTATAGTGGAAATCAATATGATGTTAAAACATATATAAATGGTGTTAGATATTATTGGAATACACACATTACCGGGTCTGTAAATAGTACATCATTATCATTACAATTCTTAACAGGTTCTTTAGGATTTAGTGTAACTAGTACCGATGAAGTTACTATTATAGGTAAATTTATTGATATTGTATAATGAAAAGAAGTTTATTAGATATAACTCAAAAAATCAGTAGAAAACCTGGTAAAGTTGTTTTAACTACAAAAGATTTAACAAATTCTACTTATTGGATTTATGAAGCAACGGGTTGGAGATTTGTAGATATATTAAGAGAAATCCAATATAGAACTACACAAGATAGATTACAAGTTTACATCAATACACAGGCAATAAGTGCAAGAGACTATGAGGTTGAGCAAGGTGGAAGTGGTTTATTGATTAAATTTATAAAATCTAATTTTGAATTTAATTTGGATAATAACGATTATATTGAAGTAAAAGGAGATATAGAACAATATGCTTAATAGATTTAATTCAAATACAAGAAAACTTAATAGAGTAATACAGCAAATTAATTTAAATAATTTGTCAGGTTCCGGTTATTTAGATAACTTATTGGAAGATTATCAAACCCAAACAGCTTTATCATCTTCATTTGATGGTAGAGATATAAATGGTAATCCATTATCATCCTCACAGGCAATGTTAGAATTAAGTGCATCAATTGCATATAGTTATACGGCATCATTAGATGTTAGAATACCGACTAAATTTGGTGGTAGAACCCGTTCAAATCCAAATCCTATAAAATTGGTAAATAATAAAACTACGATATCGGATTTCCATCAAGAAATATTAGAACATAGTGCAAGATATGTCCAAAGAAATGTTGATGCATTTGACAATAATACAAATACATTAACAATACATAGTGCCAGTTTAGATTATGGAACGGAAGGAGCATCACCTAATAATTTTGAAGTATTGGTATTTGGTTTACATATTCCAGGAAACTATACAATAAAAGAAGTTGGAAATAATGTAGTAATAACTTTAAATGAAGAATATATAGATTACGATAATGTAACTATAAATGATATTTATGTTATGGGTAAGTTAAAAGAATAAAAGATATTTATAGGATATGGCAAACTTAATAAGATTAAAACAAATAGAGAGTGGTTCTGCATTGAGTACCGCAGCATCGGTTGGACAAGACTTTAGTCAATCGGTATATGAAATTATAGATGGAGCAGGACTTATTTCATCATCTGCACAAGTTTTATTAACATCAGCATCAGGATATAATCAATTAGCAACCGATTTAGAAGTGTCAGTAATAAGTTCTTCAATTGCAGCAACCATTAGTGTAGTTGCAGCAGGAACTGGATTTGTAACAACTGGTTCATTCAATTCATACACCGCATCAATAAAAACTCATATTTATAAACAATATTACGACAAAATAGATGGCTCAATTAATACAACACAAAAGAGGTAGGTTAGAAAGGTTATCTACAATTACAGGTTCTCTACAAAAAGGAGAAATATTAATTGTAACCGGTTCGTCAAATATAACCTCTTCAAATGGTTCAGCTATTTTATTTGCAGCAACTGAAAGTGGTTCGGTTCAAGCTACCAATAGATTTATAATAGGTAGTTCGGCACCAAATATTTTTTCATCATCTGTTTATGGTGGTTTAGTAAATGGAGTTCCTTATTACGATAGTGGTAGTGGTACTTTATATTTGTTAGGAAGTGATGGTAATACTCCAATCAACTTAACAGGTAATATTAGTACATTTAGTGCTTCAGTTGCAACATCATTTAGTGCAAGTCTAGCTTCTCAAACTACATTAAGTTCATCAATCTCTGCATCTATTATTGAAATTGTAAGTGCATCATTAAGTAGTTCTTTATCGGCAATAGCAACGGATATAGAAGTAGCAGTTGTAAGTGCATCAATATCTTCATCTCAAGCTTTAATATCTTCTTCTATAAGTTCTTCAATAGCATCAACTTTAAGTGGAAGTGCTGCATCGGTTACAAGTTTGAGTTCATCAGTTAGTGCAAGTTTGACATCATTGAGTCAAAGTGTAGCAGCTAATACGGGTATATTTATTCAAACAGGGTCAGCTTACACAACTACTAACAATATAGAAATTACGGGTAGTTTAAAAGTAAGTGGAACAATTGACCCTGATAATGTAACGGTTGGTACTCCATCTTCAAATGCATGGCAATCAAACTTAAATGGTTCTTATTTTAATAATTTCACATCAGAAACAAATGTATCTGAGATTTTAAGATTTGTTGCAGGTTTATTATCATCGTCAGCACCAGATGCATCTCCAAATACAAAAACATATAGTACATATACGGATGCAGCTACAAATACAACAACGGGTACGGCATTAACAGGTAGAATTCCACAAACTTCTACCAATACAACAATTACATATTTGAATGGTAAAGGATTTGCAACTGCAGGTTCTACTATTTTTACTGGTATCACACCAATTTATACACAAGACACTTATCAAGTTAGTTATACATCAACCGCAGCAGGAACTACGGTAGTATCTTCTTCAGCAGATGCACAATTATTTGGATTGGGTTTATTAAGTAATGGTACACCAACAACATTTAAAGTAAGTGGTTCATTTACTCATAGATTTAAAGATAATAGTACAAAAACTGATACAGAAACTTCATCATCTCAAGTAGTTCTAACTCAAACAGGAGCAGGTACTACGACAGGTGTGACTTTAGCAAAAATAAATACGGCAAATTCAGCAGTAATTCCTGCGGCATATCAAGATGGAAAGTTTGCATCAGTATTACCACAAAAAATATATGTAACTGGTTCAACATCTACTGTTAATATATCTGGATATTATGATGTAACTGCATCAATTTCAATTGCAAGTGGTTCATCCGTATTTACAACACCAATAGTAGTTACGGAAGGTATATTCTACTCACCATTAACTCAAATAGCAACAAACATTCCTGTTCAAACATCACTAACGGGTAGTACAACATTAGCTAGTGTATCGGCAGTTTCTCGTTCTTTATCAGGAGCACCTTATTTAAGTGGTTCAACATATACAATATCATCTTCAATAACAAACTTATTTAACCCATTGTTCTATAACGGAACAGTTGGTTCAATTGCATTAAGCGGTACAGGTATAACTGCAACATCGGGTGTAAACTCAGTTGCAACATCGGGAGGAACAATATCAACTGCAAATGGTGTTTTTGATACTACAAATACAACAGTTAGAACTACTTCTACAATTCCATTTGAAACAGATGTAGTTAGATTAAACGGATTATATACATTTGGTAGTTCAAATATAACAAATATTACACAAACAACATTCACTCCAACAACTTGGACTGCAACAATCAACGGACAAAACTATAATAATGGTACGGCAGTAACAAAAACAAATACATTTAATTATCATACGGCAGGAGATTTTGGCCAGCCCGTAGGTAGTGGTTCATTAGCATATTTTACAAGAACACAAGGAGCGGATGCTTCAACTACATTAATTGAATCATTTCTTGGTGAAAGTTATAGAATTCAATTAGCAGATAATGTTTTAGCATTCAACGGAACTGCATGGACAACTACATTTGGATTATACAATTTAGGAGCAACTGATTTACAAGTTAAACCTGGATTTTTAGTTAAACCAGGTTCGGTTACTTATGGATATTGGTTAGGAAACCCATCAGCTGCAAGTGATTACAAATACTATATTCGTAAATTTAATTCAGGAGCAACATCGGCAAAATCATCTATGACATTAAACTTAGGAAAAACATTGGTAGCATGGGATGCAACAACCGATAACTCTGCAGCAGCAGTTATCCTATTTGAGTCATCTAATAATACAATTTATACACCAGCAAGAGTATATGACCCAACAAAAACTCTATCTAACTTTGTATCAACATTAACCGCAAATACTGACGGACAAAATCCTTTCGGTGTCAACATGGACTTATATGGTAATACAGGAGGTAGTGTATCATCAACAACTTATACTATTCCATTAAGAAGTGCAGATGGTATGAATGTAAATGCAACCTATGATGAAATTTATGTGATTGTAAGATATAAAGGAGACCTTGTACCAGTTACTTCAATAACAACAACATTTAGTTAATAGAAATGGCATCAATAAATAATACATATAAATCGGCTAGATTACTTCAAAGTAGAAGATATACG